TGGCATCACCACAAACCTTGGCATTGCCACAAACCTTGGCATCACCACAAACCTCGGCATTGCCACAAACCTTGGCATCACCACAAACCTCGGCATTGCCCCAAACCTTGGCATCACCACAAACCTTGGCATCACCACAAACCCAAGCCTTTCCTTCATGGGAAAGATTTTCTTCTTTCTCGATCCAGCCGCCAAGTTCCCCAACTTTGACAAATCCAAATTCGACTGTGGCTTTAATTCTATGTAACGTTGCGGTCCTGTTCCAAAGTTCAACCCGTTTAGTTTCCCCTGTAAATTCATATTTTTTCATTGTCATTTTTCCTCTCTTTCTTTTAACTTAAAACACTCTTCAAATGTCATACTTGTATATTCAAGTATTTTGTATATTTCGGATATGGTAAATTGTTTCTTACCAACTATTTTTTGATATGTGTTTGTCATACTACGCTGTATGATATGCGCTATCTCATCACAGTTACATGAATTATTTTTAATGAATCTTGACAACCCTTCATAATTGCATGATTCTGATAACTTTTTTGGTTTACCCCTCTTATTTGTCAAAGGTTCACTTAACAGCTGATGTACACGCTGACGTGAAATACCAAATTTGTCCCCAATCTCTTGATAAGTGCATCCATCAAGATACATGGAATACGCTTCAACTTTCTGTTCTTTCGTCATACCTACCACCTAATTATTCCATCTGATTCTCAGATCAATATTCAACTGCTCTTTGATTTCTTTAATGTAGTCGTCCCAGGTTGCAAGATCATCCATCAGGTACTCCGCACCTTCTTCCATCTTGGCAATCAAACGTCTGCAACGTTTCTCACCGAAACCAAATTCGTCATGAACGGCAGCAATACATAAGATAGTGAATGTATCAATTGTCATTTCCTTGATTTTCTGTGATGCTTTATCCAAATCCTTAGCTGCCAGAGAAGTATGTATTCCGGTCACACCACGAAATTTACATTCTCTCTCTAATGCTTCAAGTCCACCTTCCTTTACAATTCTTCTGGCAAGATCAAGACCGTCTTCACGACCTCTTTCATACTCTCTCATTTTGTTCATAAGGCAATCCCCTCAACTTCTGCAAATCTCTTTGCATTGATAAAATAGGACCATCTGTTGTCAGAGGTATGTACTGCATATCCCCAGGGAAAAACACCCTGCTGTAAACCTTTTCTGACCGTGTTATGGTTCATACCCATCAGTTTCGCCGCCTTCGTCACATCAAGTCTCGGGATAACGCCATCTCTGATTTCAAGCTGTGGCATAACCTGAAGTTCCTGATCCATGCCGGTAAAGTAATCAGAAGCCAGACCAAGTGACGTAGCAATGGCACTCTGGACATCTTCTGACGGGATCTGTTTACCTGACAGATACTGGCTCACAGAACCCTTACTTTTCCCGGTCATTGTTACCACCTGCCGCTGGTTCAGGTTCAGTTCCTGCATTGCCTTTTTTAATTTCTCAGCAAATTTCATTCATCCTCACCGCCTTCCGGGAAACTATTGTTGTTATACTGTCGCATGATGTGCGTACAAATTTTATTGTCTACCTCACAACCGGGTGTGATGATCCGGTAAGCCTTTTTGCCATTTTTCAGGTCATTGATAAATTTTTGGTATTCTGTCATGGAATCGAACTCTATTACCTGCTCAATCCACGCTGAAATAATTTTTTTCATTGCAATCCTGCTCACTTTCTGCTACTATGTAGCTGAAATTAATTTTTGTTTGTCCCATGGGAACTGGTACTTCCTGTGGGACGTTTTTATTCCCTGACATTTCGCTTGCGTTTCGGTGTCAGGAAGTTTTCATCTTTACCAAGTGCTGCGCAGATGTTCTTTCTGCTCTGTTCCATGGGCTTGCGACTTCCCTTGATCCAGCTCATTATTGCAGCCACACTGACAGCCGCTTTTCTTGCCAATGTAGGTAAGTCCATGTTCTGCTCACTCATTTCCAGCAACATCTTGGTGGTATCAATGGGTACTGACTTCGGTAAAAAATCAGATGGCTTTTTAGGCTCATCAGTCTTTGCTGTTATCTCAAATTTATCTGTAACCTTTGGTTCCTCTTCATTGTCAATGTTTGGAACGATATTTTTCAGGATGTTCAACACATACGGTCTGTTACTGTCAAGGCACCCTGCCATGATCTCAGCACACCTGATTAATTTATCTGTCGCAACGATCACTGTAGGTACACCACTTTCAATGATCTCCTGCATACGCTGTTCGTCTGGCTCTACCCTTGCCCTAAAATAACTGTCAACCAGTTCTCTCTGGACTTTCCAAGCCAGATCATCCGTGAAAGACTTCACCAGCATCAGATAACCTGTTTCTGTGATAAGTATTACGGTTCCACCAGCGTTGGGGCTGATTCCGAACTGACTACGAATTTCGTTGTCAGTTACATTTATCCTGAAAAAATCAATATCTTCAATGAACCGGTTACGGTTCTGATTGAAGTTCCTTGATGCAGTACCGGGTTTCCTCTGATGTACTGCATCAACATCTTTGAGTGTGACAACTCTTTTACCCTGATACTCTTTAATCTGTATCTCCGTTCCCTGTATCTGCATCTGCTGCATTTTTTTCTCCTTTCTTACTCATTGCCGCAGCTGTTGCAATAGTTCCTTCCAGATAACCTCTCTCACGTTCGGTCATTGTAGGCAGCTTGTCTGCAAGGTCACGGATAATCTTCTTTTCTTTCTCTGACATAATGTTTTCACTTCCTTTCTGTGATATACTCCCTATTAGAAGGGAGGTGTTTAAGATGAATGAACAACAGTTACATGAAGTAGCGGTTGCTTATGCTCAGGTGAAATTACGGGCTTATCAGGAAGAACACAAAGATGTTATTGATTACAACCCGTTATCTTGTGATTCTAAAGAAATGTACCATTTTGCTAAGGCATACCGCTTTGCTTTAGACAACTTCGAGCATGAACTTGATGAAGTAGGTTAAAGTTTCATGTCATCCATTTCTTTACGGCGGGCTTCGATTATCTCTCCTCTTGTCATAGCGAGCAAATCAACGGCCTGCCGTACTGAAAGACCTTTTTCTTTTAACCAGTCAAATAACTCAAATCTCGTTTCTACGACTTCCGCCGGAAGATCATATTTGATTTTGTCGGATAATTCTTTGGATAACTTCATTACTTCTCACCCCCATTTCGTGATTTTATAGTCTTGCTTCGCTTGGACAATGTAAGTCAACAAGGTACTGTGTCCTCTCGCTCGTTGATTCTTCCGCTTAACACCTTCTTGTTATAGGAATAACGTGGCAATTGGCTTACCCTCAGTACCCAGTGGTACACACTCTGCGTCAGTGTCCTGATGTTCCTGCTTTCTTCAACTGTTTTGCCGGGTCATGTTTATTCTTCACACGCTCTGTCTACCATCTCGTAGCCTAACTACCATGTTACTTGCGTGTAGCCCTATCGCTTCACCCGGTCTTTCCTGCTTTCCTTATTGACTTGTCAGTTCAGTGGATGGGACTGAACTGACGTTGTAATCAACAAAGACTGATGTGTCATTTGCTGTTCGTCTTTTGTTGTTTACATGGCTATTATATGTCATTAAATAGCGTTTGTCAATACCCTTTTTGTTGTTTTAATGTCATTTTGTTGTTTTAATAGCATTTTTCTATTGATTTTTTATCCTCACTGGTGTACAATAAAAATAAGAAAAGAGGTGAGACAAGAATTGAATGAAAGATTAAAAAAGCTGAGAAAAACTTTAGATATGACTCAGCAAGCATTTGCTGATAAGTTAGGGGTAAAACGTAACACAGTCGGACAATGGGAATGTGGTGTAAACCCTTTAACAGATCAGACGGTTGTTTCTATCTGTCGGGAATTTAATGTCAATGAGAATTGGTTAAGAACTGGCGAAGGTGATATGTTCACGGAAATGTCCAGAGACGAACAAATTGAAAAATTTGTTGGAGACCTTTTACATGGTGAAGAAGATTCTTTTAAAAGACGTTTGATTTCAGGACTGGCAGCACTAGATGAAAATGGATGGAAAGTATTAGAGGACTTTCTGGATTCTATCCAAAAGAAAAGGGGCTGATTATTTCAGCCCCAGAAGTGCTTTGATATGTACATAGACAAGGCGCAAACACCTTTCGTCTAACATATCGAGCATTTCAATTATTTTTCTTTTATAGTCCAATACACCCATCCCCTTCGTGAACCACACGACCCGGCATAAGTAGCGATGTATTAATTATATCACGAACGTTTGTTCGCTTCAAGCGGTAAATTATGGAAATACGAGGTGATTGAAAAATGAAAAAGAAAATTGTTATAGCACTGATGAGTGGTATGCTCACCTTATCTTGTATTACACCTGTTTTTGCAGATGCAAAAGACGATAAAATTGCAGAACTGGAAGCTAAAGTAAAAGATCTGGAATCACAGATTAAAGAATTAAAAGGTGAAGATAAAGAAAAACCTGACTCTAAAACAGATTTCTCCTATGAACAAGACGGATATACTTTCAAATTTTTGAAATATCAGGTTGTTGACAGTGAAAGTCAGGGAAAAGTATTATATATCTTCTATAATTTCACCAATAAATCAGGTCAGACAATAGAAGCTGCCAACGCATTAATATCCAAAGCATTTCAAAATGGTGTAGAACTGACTACTTCTTTCCCGGACTCTGAGCCAATAGAAGAATACAATAATGCTTATAAGAGTGTCCAGGATGGTGGATCATTAGATGTTGCATTTATGTATCAGTTATCTGATGATAGTGATGTTTCTATTGAAATCACACCACTTGCTTATATGGACGATACACCGCTGGGTGAGTACACATTTAAGTTAGAATCATGAAAAATCATTAGTTTGTAACCAGTTTTGTAACTCATTGTAACTCATTTGTAACTGTTCCGAAACTGCCAGAAGTCCAGTAAATACACAATGTCATTAACTTAAAAGCAGAAGATATTTATTCCTAAAAGGATTAGATATCTTCTGCTTTTTTTGATATGCT